ACGCCTCATAAGGCGAGAAATGGTCCCAATTTTACACAGATGGAATAGAAGATTGGAAATGTAATCCGGTCAAGAACTATTCGACAGGACAGCACAAGAGTGGATCGAAAGCAAATTATCTTGGACTAGAAAGAAAAAAGACGCTTTCACCCGAGGTATAGAATATGAAAGGACAGATATGCGATGCAAATCCAGAGTCTATTCATTATTCCTAAAAGCTTATGAAGAATTCTAACTAAAACAAGATCAAAGTATCGAACATGGCTATTTGATAGGTTCGAACAAAAGAGCTAGGGGAATTGATGGGAAACCACCAGCTGGAGAAGGTGTAGCATTTATAGCACCCAATATAGCCAATATATTAGCAGGATTGGAATTCAAAGATTACTCTCACGGCACAACCCACAAATAGTTGTGTTAATATCTGACAGAAAACCACAAAGCTGGCAGAAAATATATAATATCAACCGATTTCTCTGCTTACGATAGCACCATAGATCAATACTGGAAAGATAGTGTAGAAATTCCTATGATAAAAGCTGTTTTCGACAAACTATATCCGTAACTGATTAAATAAGGATTCAAAGAGAAACACTTAGCGAACGTGTTAAAGTTGTTGACTTCACGAACAGCTAAGAGTATATACACCAAAGACAAGTTCAAAATCCTCCTCGTGATGATAGGATCCCGATTATCAGGAGATCTGCTGACCACCTTTGGAAACACCATGATCACTAAGATATTCTTCAAAATTATTTTTACACTAGCAAGACTAGATTACTCAGAAGAATAAGGAAAACGTGGTGGGGATGACTCCACCAACATGGTTTATGGAATACAAAATGCTACAGCTATACGAACGTAATTATTACTGCACACTGCTCTAGATGCGGAAGAAGAGAAAGACTGTAGTGGATTCGTTATCAAACCTGAAGAATTGATAATAGAAAAAGAGAGAGGAAGTTATACGTCTAAGATTTTGAGAATTGATGACGGAATTGCTGTAGTATTACCTGACTTAAATAATTTCATATTTAACTCACACAAATACACAGGAAATAACACAGTGATGATCCGAACTCCTGGACAACATACAACTGCAGTAGCAATGGCTAAAGGCCACTAAGCATAGAATAGTTATATTCTACAGTCAATAGCCTAAGTTTGGGCCACACTTTCAAAAGAAGAAATTCGAATTGACACCACAGAATGGATGAAGCGATTTGGAGACTTCTGGGATGATTAAAACTAAAGTGATTAGAATTATGTTGATTACATAGTTACAAATGAAATGGATCGTATAGGATTAGATGCCTGGGACACAATTAGCTCATATTTTGATGGAAATAGATAAGTGTCCCTATATAAATAATAGATACGGTTAGGAAAAATAATAATGACGTAGTACAAAAGTAAACAACAAATAGTGAAATCTCTTTTACATAAAGATGAACCACTTATTAGAATCGGGGATTATAGACCCGATATCGCAGTAGCAAAATCGACTATTAGGGGAGTAAAATACTCCTCGGGAACTAACATGATGTACAGGGTGAATTATCATGATTTATACTACCCT